AGCTGTTTCTCCAGATACTCCTGTATCTCTACCACTAGAATCTATTGATCCAAAAGTATCATAACTAGGTATACCTTTTGGTCCTTTGTGCGGTGTACCTGGTTTCTTTTTCTTTAACATTTTAGCTTCAGCATCTGTAATATATGCAAGCTTAACTTTGGGTGCATTTTTTCTAGCTTTAAATTCTTTTGGTACAGTTACAGATTTAGAATTCTTTATAAAATTTAAAGAACCATCTTGTTCTACATAATCTATTTTTTTATCTACTGACATTATCTTCTACCATCCGGTTGTGCATCTAATCTTAATGTGCCGTATCTCCAGGTTTCACCAACGGATTCATTTTCTATTTTAATGGATACTAACCTACCTCTAGCTCTTGTGTCAACTTTATCAGTGGTTGTTGTAATTGTAAATGGCCCAAGAGGTGAGCTAACTGCTACATCATCAGGGAACGCACTTACAAATAAAGTTATTTTAGCTGATCCTTCTTGATATTTAAAATCAGGTATAAATCTTTTAACGGACATAAAAAATTCACCATCTCCTCTAAAATCTGCCACACCTGTTTGTTGACCTAATGCACTTCTTCTTGAAGTAATATCATAATCACCTGATCTTATAAATGCTGGTATTGCAGTAGTGGCTGTGCTAGTTACTTGGTCTGTGCCTTTTTCATGTTCATAATATATACTAGCTCCAAATAAATTTGTAATTCCTAATATATCAGGGAAAACAGGGGTAGATGTATTTTCGTAATCTGTTGCATATGGGTGATCAAATACACTTTGGTCTTGATAAGTTGTTCTATCTAAAGATGATGTAGTCCAACAATCTTCAGCATAATTATAAGTCACACACCTATCTATTTGCTCTGAACCTGCTTTTGGATAAAACCAATTTACTTCTGTGTACAAATTATTGGCACCTGCAAATACAACATCACTAGAATCAAAATTTAATCCAAGATTATCACCGTCTGTTGTAAATACAAAATCTTCTACCAACGATGGTAATGATTTTACTGTTCCATCGTAAACAAAAAATCCACCTTGAGATCCCATCCAAAACACTGCTCCGTTTACGAAAGTAGCTGCGTGCTGACTCATACATCCACAATTAGTACCAACTTGTCTAACACTAAATGTAAATGGTGGTCCTACAAATTGAATTACATAAGCTGCTAAATCGGTTATTACAAAAACATAATCTTTACCTTGAATAGCCGCTCTAATTTCATTACCTGTATCTAATCTAAACGTACCTGCTGTATTGGTAGCTGTAGGATTATAAGTATTTAAGTCTTCTTGATTAGAAAATCTTACAAACATCGGATCTTGTGTTGTTGGATCACCTATCGTTGTTTCTGTTCCAAAATGAAATAAATGTCTATCTCTATCAGATACTAATGTAAATCTACTCTTACCAGGGTTGTTTGTAGTTTGAAAATTACTTGTAGTTTTAGAAGCTCTTTGAGCTCTAGGATTAGAAGCTCCAGCGTTCCATGTAAAAGTTTCACCATTAAAAATAGTTGCAACTAACACTTGACCAAAATTATCTAAACTCCAGTTTCCTGGATCTAGAATTACATCACTAGTATCTCTAGCCGTTCCCCATGTAGATGTGTTCCAAGTAGATGTGCTCCAACCATAACCAGTTGTTTGAGTAGTAGGACCAACTTCAACATATGGATTGACAGTTACAGCCCCTGCTGCAGTCATACCAGTTCCCCCTTCGTTTCGAGAAGCTTGAACTGTAAACTTATCTATATCAGGAACAGTTAATATTTCATATGGTTGTTCTAATTCAGCTGTTGTAAAATCAGATGCACCGGTCACAGTTATAGATGAAAGAGTTACATATCTACCCACAGCTAATCCATGAGATCCTTTATTTACGGTTATTACATTAGATCCATTAACAGTTGTTAATGTACCTCCAGTGATCGCTGTGTCTAGTGGGCTGATGTCATAAAAATCATTACCGTAATATAAAAATAAACCTTGTGAAGTTCCAATAGCTGCATATTTCTCACCCGCAAAACTAGAAAATGCAACTTGTGCTCTGGCTGCTCCAGGTAAAGTTTTATTAGCTGCGGTAAGTTGTAACCATCCACCTATTTTTTCAGGAAGTCCATATCTAAATCTTACAAAATCACCATCTACCCATTGAGACTCTGCTCCCGACTCGGTATCTTGTTTATTAAATCCTGACTTGAAATTTAATTTTTGTAGCATATAGTGGGTTATATAATACTTATTTAAAATATGAAAGATCTAAAATATGAAGCTAGAATATTCAATTACAGGTAATCTTTGGTGGATATCTAATTTTTTAGATAGAAAAACTTATAAAACCATTCACAATGAAATATTTAAAAAAAGAAAAAAGATGAATCTACCTTCAGTCATAGATTCTTGGGGTAAAGATTTATGGGAGGGAGTTACAAAACCACCTAAAAGTCAAGAAATAAAAAATTATCATCCTATTGAAATATTAAAAACTTTAGTAAAAAGAAATCCTTTTTTCGTAATGCCAGATGTAGAAAATTTAACAATGACTAGTGGCGTTCATTGTTTAGAAAAAGATTCTGCCATAAATTGGCATGATGATGGAAGAGGAAAATATGGGGCTACTTATTATTTAAATAAAAGATGGAATAAAAATTGGGGTGGAGAATTTATGTTTACACATGAAAATGGCCATGGTTGGATACCTCCGGTTGGTAACAGTTTAATTCTTGTTAAAGCACCTGTTCAACACAAAGTTAACACAGTATTAAGTCCTTATGTCCCTAGAATTTCTATTCAAATGTTTATGAAAAGTAAGGAGAAAAAATAACATGAATGAAAAAACAGCAAGCATAAATAACTTTATTGGAGTGTATGATAATTACATCACAAAAGAAGAGTGTGATAAAGCTATTAAATTATATGAAGATCAAGCTAAATTTAATAGAACAATAAATAGAATGGGTGGAGAAAATGCATCTATTTTAGATAAACAAGATCAACAATATTTTGCCAATGGATATAATATTGACATATGGTGGGAAGACTTAAAGTTAATGATTATAAATTATAATACAGCTTTTAATCACTATAACAAACAAGTTGGAGCTAGTATGGCTTATGGAAATATTGATTTTAATTATACAACTTTAAAAATACAAAAAACTTTACCCACAGAGGGATATCATGTTTGGCATATAGAACATGGTAGAGGTTTTGATAATGAGTCTAGAGCTTTTGTTTTTACCATATATTTAAATGATGTAGAAGAGGGAGGAGAAACCGAATTTTTGCATTTTTCAAAAAGAGTAAAACCTAAAGCAGGTAGGATAGTTATATGGCCTGCTGCCTTTCCTTATATTCATAGAGGTAATCCACCTCTTGCTGGTGAAAAATATATTGTAACATCTTGGATGATGTTAAACGGTAATACAAATTTTAAATGATTTCATTAATTGAAGATTTACCAACAGATCAAAATAGAAATAGCATAAATGTATCTTATCTTCGATCTGTTAACATAATTTTTGGTAATTATAGTTTCCCTGATATTTTAAATAATTTTTTAATAAAAATTAAAAATAATTTAGATCCAGAATTAGAAAACTATACTAATGTAAAAGGAGGAATGACTGATTGGAATTATTTTGTAGACGATCCTGACTTTATTAAATTTATAAGTTTTTTAATAAATAAATATCAAATTACACATCCAGGTATATTTAAATATTTTTTAACAAGAAAAACAATTACTCAAGCTTGGGGCAATGAAATTAAAAAAGGGGATAGTTTAAACTATCATACACACCCTTGTTATCATGGTATTTTATATTTAACAAAAGGATGTGATTTAATACTCCCTGAATTGAATATAAAAATATCTCCTAAACCAGGGGATTATTATGTATTTCCACCTGAAATATTACATGGTTTTGAAAAATATAAAGATGATGATACTAGATACAGTTTAATATTTAATATCGGAGATAAAAATAATGAGTTTAAATTTAAGAACTATACGAAGTAGGTCTTGCACCTAGTCTAGCAATTTTATCAGCTTCACTTTCACCTTCAACATTATCCTCATCCCAATTAGATTGTAATTGAGCTAAATGAGCTGAATCCCATCTAGTTATGAAATCTTGAAAGTCTCCTAAATTAGCTGCCTCCCAAGTAGAGTGAGGAGTTTCATCTCTATATTCTACAGTGTCGTTTGGATTAGAAGTTCCATATTGAAGAGCCCAAATGTTTGACCATTTAGCTAATCCCCAAAAATCATCGTCTGCTATAACGTATCCAGTTCCCGCTGCGTCCCCTTGTTGTTTTATAACAAGCTTGTCTTCAAATACTACTGTCCATTGTGCGTTTGTTGCCATATTTCTCCTACGTTTTTATTATATAAATTACTGCTAAATAAGGTTGTACAACTGAAGTTGAATCACCACTAAATGTTGCACTCATATTGTGTTGGTGTCCCGTACCACTACCAGTAGTACTTGTTGCTGGGTTTTGCCCTGCAGCCCTAGTGTTCCAACTTTGGTTTCCACCAACGTTCCCATTAGTACCTGGCATGTTGTGACTGTGAGATGCAAGTTGTGCTGTTGATAAAGTTGCGTTAGCGGTTGTTCCACCAATATTTCCAGTTGATGCTACAGTGTTAGCTCCACCAGTTGATGCTAAAGCTTTTGTTCCAGATTTTCCAATCGCTACATTGTCTTGAAGATCAGGTATTTCAAAAGTAGATGCACCATCTCCAGCTCCGTAAGTTGTTCCTATGATTGCAAATAATGCAGCGTAAGTAGATCTTGAAACAGTTGCACCATTACACTCTAAAAAACCTGATGGCACTGAAGAAGAAGACCACGGCACAATAGTTGCTGTAGGAATTCCTTCGATACCTGTAAGGTTTGCTCCAGAAAAATCGTATTTTGTTGCTTCGTAATTTGACATATTATTTCTCCGTGTAAGTCCATCCTGTTGTAGCGTCACCAGAAAATACTAATCCAAAGGCTGCGCCTTGAGTATTAACTGTTAAATCTGATGCTGCATTAGCTATATTAGATCCATTTCTACCAACAGTCAATGCGTTAGAATCAAAATCATAACCTTGATCGACAAAATGCACTTCATCTCCCGTAGCAGGTGAAGCTGGAAGTGTTATTGTTACTCCCCCACCATTTGTGTTTACTAAAAGTTGAGCTCCAGCTTGAACTGTTTCAGCTGCAGATACAACTCTCCATTTTCTATATTCATTTACTTTTTCAATATTAGTTCCATCTGAATATAAAGTATAACAATTTCCTTCACATAAAAGAACACCTGTTCCTGATGAAGTTTTAAAAGTTAAAGTATTACCAGCGTGATCACAATTGTTTTGTACAAAATAAGTTTTTTCTATTCCATCTGGAATAGAAACAGTTCTGTTAGCTGCTAGTGTACCTGTTAATCTAATAACATCATTTTTACCATTTGATAAAGCACCATTTGAAAAAGTTAAAGATCTGTTAGCATTAGTTAAGTTAAATGTTGTAAAACCACCAATAGCTTGTTCTAAAATTAATAAGTTTGTATTTGTAATTTGACCCCAAGTTCCCGAGTTTTCACCGGTTGCTTGAACTGTAAGTTTTAGGTTAGCAGATGTTGAATTCGCCATTTTTTAATTCCTTGTTCATTCATTTTATTAAAAATAAGAGTTTGTGTCAAACTCATTATGCAGCCACCTCCTGCCATCCTGGAGGGTCTAAAGGCGCTGAACCTGTATTAACTTCGTTCCAAATCAAAGCACTACCAGATCCTTGGTTCATAGTCAAGCTTAAACCTGTAAGTTCAATATCTATATGAATTGCAACAGAAA